GCACGTAACCTGGCCGACTCGCTGGGCGACACGACGAAAGTCGCTCAGCTCGACACCACGCTGGACGGTTTGAAGGGCAGCGTCAACGAACTCGGGGCCAGCTTCAACAATGACATTGCTGAAGGCGGAGCACAGGCTATCGGCACCCTGGGCGAAGGCATAGGCAAAGTCATTACGGGGGCAGGGAGCCTGTCGGACGCCTTTAAGAACGCGGGAGACGTGTTCAGGAATTTCGCCGCAGACTTCCTGCGCCAGATCGCACAAATGATATTGAAGCAGGCCATCCTCAACGCGATAGGCGGTGGGTCCGGTGGCGGTGTTGGTGGTGCGATTGCCAACGCGGTTACTTCGGTAGTCGCACACAAGGGAGCGATAATAGGACATTCAGGCGGGACACGTCGTAACGTCCATCCGAGCATATTCGCTGGTGCGCCACGGTACCACTCAGGCGGTATGCCCGGCCTGAAGTCGGGCGAGGTTCCTGCGATCCTTCAGAAAGGTGAAGAGGTCTTGTCGAAAGGTGATCCTCGTAACGCAATGAATGGTGGCGGTGGCAACTCGACACAAGTAAAAATTGTGAATACAATAGACAGTGGTTCTGTTGTTTCCCAAGGCGTCAACACCACGGACGGACAGAGAGCGATTATCAACGTCATCCGGGCCAACAAATCGTCAATCAAGAATCTACTGGCATAAGATATGGCATTCACTTCGGGAAGTATCGCAGGCGGGACAGCAGCAGCAAACCATTACGCACTGCTGGACGCGATTCACACGTTCTGCACCACAGCACTAGGCGCGTACAACTGGACTGACATCAAGTATGTGAACATGGTCGGGTCGTCTCCTGACGCACCTTACGATCAGCGACAATGGATGTTTGTCGCTCCTGGCCTGTCGGGTACAGAACAGATTTTCGGCGGTATCCGAACTCGCACCGCAGGGTCTTACGGGAACTTCGAGATCGCAGGCTACTTCGGCAACTACGGGGCCAGCCCTTCGTGGAACACAGACTTTGAAGTCCAACCGTTCGGAAGGTTTGAGCACGTTACCCTGTGGGCAGACCAGATGGACTATTGGCTTATGGCGAACGGCCAACGCCTGTTGTGCGTCGTCCGTGCAGGCACAGCGTGGACTATGTTCTACATCGGCAAGTTCCTTCCGTATGCCAGCGCGACCGAGTACGCCTACCCGTTTTTCCTTGGTGGCACCAACGACTCTTTCAGCGCACAGATTTCAGACATACTAGGACACCGGCACCTGGCCGCGCCTGTGCAGAACGCCTGTAGCTTGTGGCTTCCCAGCGCAAAATGGATAGACGTTTATAACCGGAACACGTCTACAGACACTTACTCTGTTGGCGCAGGGTATATCATACCTACTTCTACGGACAGACACGGAGCCAGCGACGGGTCGCAGGTTAGCAGCAAGGCAAACAGCGACGGGTCGTTCAACCTGGTGGCGTTAGAGCTTATAACAACAGACTCCCTGCCTTCTGTGCTTGGCAAACTGGACGGTGTGAACTGGGTGTCAGGGCTTGACCAGAACGGGGCCGTTGTGTCTCCGGGTACCATCATCAGCATATCGGGGCAGAACTACCTCCTGATACCCAACATTTCGAGGACGGCCTGGTACGATTGGGCCGCAGTGAGGTTGTCATAATGGCATTTGAAACCGGCGTAGCGACAAGCATTTCCGACCTGTGGACGAAAATTCGTACCTTCGCCACTAACCAGCTCGGGTGGACCCTTCTCGGGAACACCGGCACAGCCCCCATATCGACTTACCTTCAGTCGTCATCCGGGAAGAAGTTTGGCTTCGGGTATTACGACACGACCAGCTTAGCCAACACGATACACACATGCACAGTTACGGGGTACACGTCGGGTTTGGCGATGTCCGCACAACCGGGTACCTCCTACGCAGGATCGAGGTCTACCCGTACTGGGGCTATCACTTTTCCGTTGACGGCCTACTGGTTTTTCGGCGGTCCCGACTACCTGCACTTCGTGGTCGAAGACGTGCCTGGGGAGTTCTGGCATGGCGGCGTGGGGGTGTTGGACAAGACCCACGCGTTTACCGATGGTGATTACTCGACAGGGACGACATGGTATATGGGGTCCGACTTGGGACAGGTGGTGTCAGGCCTGCACAATCTGCCTTTCTCGCCGTCGTACCAAGGCGCATCAGCGATAGGGACGCTGCGTGTCAACGGCACTATAACGTCCATGAGTAGCAACTCCGGAACCAACTCCACCGGGTCGCTTCCTATGGCTGTAACCAGTCCCTACTACCCGCCATACCTGTATAACGACTTCGTGGGACGAACGCTGCTGTTCCCTATCTACGTGTACTCGCATCTGCTGAGGTGCATTATCGGTGTGCCATTTAATATGGCGACTTGTGGTCTGAAGTATTTCGGCGGGAAAGGCGTTATGGCCCTGGGCGCGGATACGTGGTACCTGTTTCCATTCCGGAAGTACCGCGATGCGGATAACCCTAGCACGTTGGTTATGAATTCCGGGCCGTATGGGTTCGCCTATCGACGGGTAAACTGATATGTCGGTCTTGCCGGTCACGCTGGTTCTTGATGCCTACCCGTTCACGTTCCCTGCGGGAGCTACCGCAGGTACGTGGACCCGTCCGCCTGTCGGGGCTATGCCTCGGCAGTTGTTCAGTGCGCTGGACGGCCTGCTGGTTGGAAGTAAAACGTCCGTAGCCAGGACAGACACTCACGCCAAAAGCGCGAACGGCAAGCTGATGCCGTCGTTCTATGATTACTTCTACAACCGGATTCACGTCCTGCCTGCTGTGCTAGACCTGGGCAACGTGACGGCAAACGCCTCGGTGCAGACCGTGCTGTGGAACGCCTACACCGAAGACCGCCTGGTAGCGTCCGACAGTCTCGCCAACGACGCTGGCGTTGAGGTAGTCGGGGAGGCCGCACCGTTCACGTTGACGCCGCTGTCGTTCAGGATCTACGAAATAACCGTTCTGCAAGATGGCCCGGCTACTGTTGCGCTCAACCTGGGCTGGGTTGTAAGCGGGGAGGCCGTTGGCTTCAGCATATCGGCTACCCGTATTATCCCGTTCTTCTACCCGCCGAACTGGCAGCGCGAGGTGTCGGAAACCCTGGAATGGCGAACGACGATTGGCAGCAGTTTCACCGGCGAAGAACAGCGACAACAGATCAGGAGCAAGCCGCGCAGGGAGTGGGCATACTCGGTTCTGCTTAACGGCGACAAGGGGCGTAACGCCTACTTCGACATCCTGGGTTTCCAGAACAAGACATTCGGACTGCCCGTCTGGACTGATAAGTCGTTCCTCACGGCTCAAGCCGACGCAGGGGATACGGTAATCAGCGTAAGCACAGCCAACAAAGGGTTTGTTGCTGGCAGCATCGTGTTCATCAACACTGGCGACCGGGTGGAGACGCACGAAATAGCCAGCCTGACTACCGGCACGATAAGCCTTCAGAAGCCCCTGGGTTCGGCTTTCGCCGTAGGCTCGGCTGTCTACCCTGGTGCCGTCGTGCAGATGCCGCAGAACTTCACCGTGCGACGGCTTACTGATAGTGTGATGGAGGGCAGCTTCTCTTTTTCAGGAGTCCCGCAGAACACCGACCCGTACCTGCCTGTTGCCGCAGCGAGTCTCACCCTGGACGGCTACGAGGTCATCAACCGCAAACCGAATTACGCAAGCGGCGTGGATCTGCTGTTCGACTATCCGGTAGAGGAAATAGACTACCTCGCGGGTATCTCCCTGCGAGCGATCAGCCGCGACTACCCGAACACCGGGTACCGTCTTCGCTACCTGCTGGACGGTAGGGCCGACATCGAGGTGTTCAGGTCAATGCTGGGCCGGTTGAAGGGCAGACACACGCCGGTATTCGTTAACTTGTTCAGTGACGACTTCCGGTTGTCCGGTATCCTCGCCAGCGGTGGGACGGGTTTCCAGATCCACGACAACCATTCCGACATGGGGATTTTCCCGCAGCGTCACCCCATCGCGGTATTGTTCGAAACGACCGACGCAGGAACCATCGTCCGACGCATGACCGACATCAGTCTCAACCTCTCGGGGCTGATTGACGTGCAGATTGCGACCAGCCCTGGCACCCTGATAACTGAACAGACTGCAAAGCGGATTACGGTCTGCCCGTTGGTTCGGCTGGCGTCCGACCAGGTGGCGTTCAAGTGGTTGACAACCACTGTCGCTGAGTGTGAATTAACCTTTCAGGTAGTAAGTCGATGACATTTTTGGCTGCTGAAACCGCCTATTTAGGCACTCCGGTTGAGTTATACCAGTTTAACTACGCCGGGGTGTCGTCTTATTACTACACAAGTGCCGATGACAACGTGGTTGTGGGTGTCATCGAATACCTCGCCAGGGCGATCAAACGGGCGGGTATCGAGTACACAGCAGACCTCGGCAAAGCCAGTCTTGAGATAAAGGCGCAGCGCGACTTGCCGGTAGCCGAACTGTTTAAAGCCGGTGTTCCGTCTGGTGTAGTGTCACTGACCATCTACCGCAAGCACAGAACGGACGGCGAAACGGCTGTCATCTGGAAGGGCCGGGTGCTCAACGTGGACTGGTCACAGACCGAAGTGACTCTGATCTGTGAGCCGATCCGGACTTCCCTTCAGACCTTTGGCCTGCGTCGTAATTTCCAACGCCAATGTCCGCACGTCCTCTACGGTGCGGACTGCAAGGTGAGCAACACCACTTACAAAGTCATGGGTCCGGTGTCATCGTTCACTACCAATACCATGCTACTGCCTGCGGCTGTCCACGGTACGGACAACCGGTTTGCCGGTGGCTACGCCCAATGGACAAACCCCATTACGCAAGCGCAGGAACGCCGGGCGATTCTGTCCAGCGTAGGGTCTACCGGGCAACTCACGTTGCTTGGCGCTCAAGTAGGGCTGGCTGTCGGGCTGACGGTGAGCGCGTTCCCCGGGTGCGACAAGTCCATTGGCATTTGCCAGGCCAAATTCAACAATCACCAAAACTACGGCGGGTTCCCTCACACACCAACCAAAAACCCGTTTGATGGTACCCCAATCTATTAGGAGGTGTTGTGGAAATACTTGTTGCCGTACTCATATCGATTGCGATAAACGCTGTCGCCTACCTGCTTACACCCAAACCGAAAAGCGAGTCACCGACAGCAGGTTCATTGGACATACCGGCTACGAAAGACGGCACACCGATACCGGTAGTCTTCGGGGAGGTCTGGATAAAAGACCCGCACATAGCGTATTGGGGCAACGCCAACACTCGGGCCATCGTCAAGTCAGGCGGCAAGAAGTGATAATCACCCACATGGACATGCGACGGATGAAATACTGCAACAAAGGAGCGCGGGAGTTCTTTAACCGGCATGGACTGGATTGGTCGCTGTTCATGGCGGAGGGCTTGCCGGAAGAGGTTATTCTGGCTACCGGCGATGACCTGGCTATCCAGTTGGTAGCGTTTGTGAAGGAGAATAATAATGGGTAGTGGCGGTGGTGGGGATGTCGTCGTTGGGTACTGGTATTACATGGACGTGCTGCTGACGTTCGCGCACGGACCCATTGACGAGATAGTAGAGATTCAAGGCGGTGAGCGTGTAGCCTGGACGGGATCGGTGACGGCCAACGGCCAGATAGACATCCTGCAAGGCAACCTGTTCGGTGGCGAAGAACGCGAGGGCGGCTGGACGGGAACGGTTGACGTGATGCTGGGGGGAGCTACGCAGACTACCCCGGCCAAACTATCCGCCTCCCTGGCGACATCAGGGGCGCTCGGCGTGTCTCCTGCCTACCGGGGCGTGATGTCGATGTTTTTCGGCGGGTACCTGTCGCAAATCGGGTTTGCCTGGTCTGCTATAAACCCCTACTTCAAGCCTCCCAAAGTCAAGTTGAGGCGGTACCCTAAGTGGTACCCAGCCAAGGCCAGGATAGGCAATGACGCCAACCCGGTACATATCATTTACGAATGCCTGACCAATGCCTCATGGGGTCTTGGGTACCCCATAAATGATCTGGACGATGTGCGGTTCAAGGCAGCGGCGGACGTTCTGTTCACTGAGAACTTCGGGATAAGCCTGTCCTGGAACCAGACTTCCACTATTGAGGATTTCGTGGCGTCCATACTGCGCCACTTCAACGGCGCGTTGAACCAGGACCGCACGACCGGGCAGCTTTTCCTGTCTGTCATTCGGGACGACTACGACGTGGGAACCTTGCCGGTTCTCAGCCCGTCGAACTGCAACCTGGAAAGCCTTGGCAGGGCGGGAGCCGGGGAGATAGTCAACGAGGTAACATTAAAATACACTCGTATAGATAATGGGGAGCTGGACGCGGTGACGGTGCAAGACCTGGCGTCCATCCAGAATCAGGGCAGGGTAATCTCGCAGGAGATAGAGCTTCCCGGTATTCGTGATCCCGACATGGCCGCGAGAGTGGCACAGCGCGAGTTGCAAAGCCGCAGCCGGGGCCTGGCGAAAGTCTCGATTACTGCAACTCGGGCAGCCTACGGTATCTATGAAGGCGACGTGTTCGTGTTGAACTGGCCGGACCTCGGGATTTCCGGATTGGCTTGTCGGGTTGCCGTTATGGACGTGGGGGATTTGGAGTCGGCCACTATCCGGATTGAGGCAGTGGAGGACGTGTTCGGCCTGCCTTCTGTGTCCTACGTAACCTCGCCTCCTGTGGGGTGGGTTGATAACAGCGGTGTCGCACTTCCGGCTACCGTCCAACGGGCTGTCGAGGTACCCTACTACAGCGTAGTGAAGCGGACATCGAGTAGCGACCGGAACGACTACGCGGCAGAGTTCGGCTTCGGTATGTTGCTGGCGAAAACCCCGCAGTTGAGCAGCAGCAATTACGAAATGCGGGAGTCCCCGAACAACAGTACCTATACCGCAATCGGCAATGGGAACTGGACCCCGCACTGCACACTCGTTACTACGGTTGACTACTCAGCCACGGTCTTGTCTATTTCCGGGCCGTCCCTGTTCAGCCAGATCGCAGCAGGAGGGCTGGTCTACGTCGGTGAGGAAATAATGGAGCTGGTGTCCTTCAGTGACACAGCTATTACGGTACGACGCGGGGTGCTGGACAGCCTGCCTCAGTCACACACAGCAGGCGCGAGTATCTTTATTCTGGCAGACGGTCTGGCCGGGTATGACGCAGAAGTTCGCGTGAGTGGGGAGCAGGTCTTCTACAAGGCGTTGACCAGGTGTCCTGGGTCAGTGCTGGCAATCGGTTCGGCTACTGCGGTGAGTATCACCCTGGACAACCGGTTTGCCAGACCATACCCTCCCGGCAATGTCAAGATCGCGGGGTCGTACTTTCCGACTACCGTCACGGCAAGCAACAATGTTGTCGTCACCTGGGCGCACCGCGACCGAACGCTTCAGACGGTAAGTCCTCTGTCGGCCTGGACGGCTGGCAACATCGGGCCGGAGCCTGGCGTCACTTACACAGTCCGTGTTTACAACAGCAGCAACGCTTTGGTAGAGACGCAAACCGGGTTGTCTGTGACTACTGCGACCATCCGTCCGGGGCCTACGGTTTACTCCGGACAGCACCGGGTAGAGGTGGAGTCGGTACGGGACGGATTGACAAGTCGCGTTTTCTCCCACACCTTCACGCTGGTCTGAGACAGTACATAGAGCAGCAGAACCGCCCGGACTAGAATCGCTTACATCTCCGGCCTGAACGCCGGAGTCTTTCGCTCAGTTAAGTATAAGTCCACCTAAATCGTGCGTTGATTATCGTGCCGTCCTCCATCTGATACGACATGAGGCGATCCTTGGATGCTATGTACCCGGTACGGCGCACTTTCAGGGTACTACCGTCTGGTAACTGTATCAGAAGCCAGCAGCCTACGGGTGGAAGTCTCTCAGGTTGATTGAAGTGGTACTCCATCACGCGGCACCTAGTTCTTCATCCCGGATCTCGATCACTTCCTCGCGCTTGCACCCGGAAAGCCCTATGTTCAATGCCATTCTTACTTTCATAGCTATTCAGCCCCCTCTGTACAGAACTTGTTCGGTGTTTGGTGTGGATCACCGTTGTTTATGTAGTAAACGGTGACTTTATAGCAGCCTTTCGGTTCTATCGGGTTGATTCGCATTTCATACACACCAGCAACCATTATG